GCACCAATAATCCACGGTTGTAATCAAGCACTATCTGTTTCCATTCCTCAGTTCTGGATTCACAATCACGCAGCCGGTTCAGCACAACAGAGCAGAAATGTCCCAGCAGTTTTGCCTCTTCCAATCTCCGCAAAGGCAGATTGGCATCTTTGCTCAGATCCGGATACTCCGTTACCGAGTGATCTTTGTCCGCAGCAGTGGTACCTGGTTGCTCGTCATGAGAGATGAGTAACTCATCGCATAATTTCACTTCTGGGTTATGGATACCATGCACTGTGACACATTTCTCGGGAGGAAATTTGTCACAGCGCTCAAAGCCTCTCCCATTCAGCATCTCCGGCATTTCATGCTCTTCCTGAACCACTGTGACAGTTGTCACAGTGCTTAATTTGTCACAGTGGTCTTGCCATAAATCACCCTTCCGATGAGCTTCAAAAGTCGCTTTCATCAGCGCCTCCCTTATTACAATAGTAGGTTCTACTATTCTGTACTGCAATAAGTTGGGAAGTCCTTTCTGCCGTGAATGCGCTGAGAATACAAGAAATCTACCTCACTAATCCTGGTTAGTGAACCGACCATCTTTTATCTTTAGACCCTGCATCCTTTATTCCTCAAGAACCAGACAGAAGCATAAGAACCAGTGAAGCAAACCCCTGTTCAAAGCCCATAAATAAATAGCATAAGGACTTTTCTCAAAGCACTTTAGACCGAATTCAGACTTGTTCCAGCTCTCCCACACCACCCACCACTGTGACAATAAAAGCCTTAACAAATCTGATGAGCTCTCCAAAAAATCTGATCATCCGAAACCAGTCCAAAACCAGCGCAGATTTGCAATAATCTTGATACAAAAACGTCCAGAAACGTCCAAAGACCACTGTGACACAATCCAAAGCCAGTCTTATCTATCTCTCTGCCTGATAAACCCATACGACCACTGTGACATGTGATATCGATTTGCAGATTTGGGTGAGAACTTATATTAGCATAATGCAGTTTTGTGGCTGTTTTTGCGCAGTATGACGCCCTCATCCAATATCCCTACGAACTGTTGTTAAAGTACTTGCACCAAAGCTAAACATGTTTATTATATGAACAACAGAGATCTGTTTTTGTGCTGTTCAGTCCCGAGTATCCTTTCGTGTTGAGCCTGATGGTGCTGACAAAATCGGTGTTATCTCGGCTTATGCCATCTATCGGATTTTATAAACGTAACCAAAGCAGTAAGTTTTGTCTCAAGTAAGCACATCATAATATGGAGGATTAGATGAGTGAACTCCCATTCGAATTAGCAGCCGACGAAAAAGTAATAGTCTATGGCGAAATGACCTCCCGGATGAGTGCTTTGAACGTTGATGAAGGCGTGGGTATCATAACCAACAAACGTTTTATCTACCTGGTGGCAAAAACCAATCTACTTAAAATGGCTGTTAAGCAAGCGATTGGAGGGCTTGTAGCCAGCCTGATCAAAAACAAAGCCAAGATCAAGTTTCAAATCCAGGCCACTGAGATTAAACAGATTTTGGACAAGAAGATCATGTTTTATCATTACATCCAGATTATCACCCACGACCGCGAATATGTGCTTTACCCTATGGCAGAAAGACCATCGTGGGACGCGGCATTCGCCTCTATGATGGCAAATTCGTCAAACCATGGATAGGTCTGGGAACGACGAAGACTGAACGCATCATACGTCTCCAGCACAGGCGCATACTCAAGAGGCGCAGACTCTGATATGATGATCCACCACTTGCGTAATGGCTATATCTGGTTTACTGACCAATGATCATCAATCTGCGGTAGAACACACCCGCGCTGCTTTCCAGTTTTACCAGATATATCCCTGTTGCCAGGATTTCTTCGATGCTGTTTGGGATCACCACATCCAGCACTGGCTTTCCCGCGGGAATCAATCCATAGTCACGCCGATATAGCGTCTGCCCACGCAGATTGTACAGGTTGATGATCGCTTTTTTGGCGTGGGACTGGGTAAAAGATACACAAAACCTGTTCGTTGCGGGATTGGGCCAAATGTGTATCTCCGGAGACATAATAGCAGCCGGATCATCTCCCGCCACTTCATTGGCCTGGGCGGATTCCAACACATAGAGCATCCCGCCATTTAGGTCCAGCGCGTAGGCCATGATGCCATATTGCGTGCTTTCCCACTGGTAGTAGTAATAGCTAAAGTTTGTGGTTTGATAGTGATAGCGCACGCAGAGGGCGGGGAAGGAACCCAGATGGGTGCTGAGCGTGCCTTCCGAGATCACCTTGCCTTGGATGGAGTAGCTGCCGTATGCCCAGGCGTGGTTTCCCTGCCATATCTTGCCCAGATAATGCGGCAATCCGTTGGGGATGGGCGGGTTCCACACGGTGTTTGGATAGCCGGTGTAGCCCAGGTTCAGGATGTCTTCCCCGTTGTCCTGATAGTAGTTGTAACCGCTGCCGTCGATGCCGTTCACCTGCTGGGTGTAGGCGCAGGAGATATTCGCGGCGGGATAGCCGGAAGCTCCGGACACATGGTGGTAGGTGTTGTTGATATAGCCGGTGCTTGGCAGGGCGAAACTCCAATTCTTCCCGCTGCCTTCGCTCGTATCGGTGCCGGAGGCGTTCCAGCCGCCCTGCCGGAAGTTCCTTTGCGCTCCATCAAAAAAGCCAAAATGCTCCCGCGTGATGGTAAGCCCGCTCAGCACACCCAACATGCCTACCGCCAACAGGATCAGGATCGCAGTTCTTTTCATTTCATTCTCCCGGAGGCACAATTTTGCCGCCCGCGCCGCGCTGTCAACCCCATTGTGCGCCTTGATGGGAGATCGCGCGGGAAGAAACAACCGAATTCCGCCCCCTTAGCCCGGCCGCGCAATCCGCGGACGCGATGGATATGTGGATGACATGCCGGGTTGTAACTTGCTGTAAAATAGTATTATTAGCATCTTTTCCTGCCGCCGTCCCCACATTACAGGCTGCCTGGCGCCAAGCCATACCCGCCGTAAGGCTGCTAAAGACTCTCTTTAGTGCCCGTGTAATGTGTCACCCAAAGCTTCAAGCTTCTTTCACTTGGACAAATGGGGATAAGTCCTTATGTGGTGGGCAAATATGATGGACTTGTTTCGGACTTGGACATAGCCCGATTTGGACGTTTTTGGACGTCTTTGTGTCACCGAAAACTTCAAATAGCGCTGTTTTTGGACTGGACTTGGACAAACGAGGGTTTGCCAGAAATCAGTCGATTTTGAAAAGCCGCATCTGAAGTGACAAATTCCCGATGAGGAATAATTCCAAACCCTGATCTGGGTCTATAATCTGGACGTCATAGTCCATATTAAATGGCTGTAAAATAATACGACTATTCGCTGGATCGAGTACCACTTTCTTGAGTGTGACTCCGTCGGTAGCACGAACAGCACATACTTTTCCATTGGCATTATCCCAGTCGATGCTCTGCTTGATGATCACAATGTCCTCATGCAGGATATTGGGTTCCATGCTATGTCCGTTAACCCTGAAAGCTATGTAGTTAGTATCATTTCCAGGTGCGAGCGTTCTGGGCACCTCTATGGTCTCGCCCAAACTCCGGCAGTCTATGACGTCCTCTCTCGGCCCCGCGGAAATTTCGCCAACAATCGGCAGCGTAATTGTTCGAGTATAATCTATTGTGGGGGACTGGATTAGCCCAGTCTTGCTATCGACCACCTTCATCCGCTGTTCCAATTTTTCCTTCATCCAGCCATCGAAATCTTGAGTTATTTGCGTAGTCCCCTCTCCGGTCAACAACCAATTTATGTTCACTCGGGCCTTACATAAATCGAGTAAAAGTTGGGGTTCGGGGAGTCGATCACCCGACTTGTAGCGGTTCAAAGATGCGTTAGAAATACCAAATTTTTCAGAAAATTGGTAGTTCTTTAAGCGCATTATTTTCAAGAGTTTTCCTAATCTCTCACCGATCTCTTGAGCGGCCGGAGTTCCTCCATTAGGTAACTTTTTCATTGACATCCTCCATACGGTATCTATGATTGTCCTGAGACAATGATAAAAAGCCGTATAGATGTGTCAATGACTTTTTTTTGCAGTGCGTTTCTCAATGGCATTTACGCCGGCGAGAAATGAATGTTCGTGAAAGGCGCTGGAAAACGCAGAAAGGACTTCCCAAGATATTGCATGTATGGAAGTTAGCACCCGTAATACCTAACCAGAGAGGTGAAAATGACCATGAAAAAGAGACCAGGCGGAGGATGTGAATCCTGCCAAATGAAGAATGTCCAAGTCCAAACTATCGGAACCGGACTTGGACACGCGGGTTATAAAGTCCCGCTCCGTATAGCTTCGAAGCATACGGCTTCTTCTTTGTGTGAGATTTTGTCCAAGTGCTCCGCAAAATGTCCAAGTCCATGTCCAAGTCCAAGTCCAAATCCTGGGAAATGTCCAAGTCCGAATGGTGGATGTCCAAGTCCAAATTCGGAAATCTGTCCAAGTCCAGATCGCCTGCCAAGTTTCAGATTAGATTTGGAAGGTTATCTAATGGAAAAAGACATCGAGCTGTTATGGCTGCCCCTGGCCAGGGTAGCGACGCTGACCGGTAAGTCGGTGAAGACGATCCGGAGAATGGTGGAAGATGGGGCCTACGTATCATTGAAAAGAACGGTGCCGAGTGGCAAAACTCACACCACTAAATCATTCATTATGTCCGGTCAGGAACTGGCAGATATGGATAAGGCCTATTGCCGCAAGCATAGGATGAAACCGATCCTGATGTGCAAAGAGGAGATGACGATCCTGGAAGCCCAGCGGATCAGCATTTTCGTGATCGGATATTCCAAGGTAAAGGAGGATAATCATGCAGGAGACTGACGTCTTTGAACGCTTCGACTACGAGCATGCGGACGAGAACGTCGCTTTCGTAGGTGCTGCCTTGCGAGCCGGAGTGAAGCCGGTATTCAAGGCTGTATCTGAAGATTATCAGAAACCTCTCCATACGGAGACAGATTCTGATGATATGAAGATCGAACCTGTGATCAGCGAGATTGAACTGGATCGGCAGCTAGAACCAGTCTCTCAGAACACTGATTCCGATCTGCCTTTATATAAGGAAGAGGATGAGGTCGAGTTTGAGGATGACGAGGATGAAGTTGAAGATCTCAATCTCGAACCGGAAAGTAAGGAGCTACTAAGCTGCAAGACAGAAGCGCAGCTGCTGTCCCGCTTCTGTGAAACCGCCATTATGACCGTAAACGATTCGGAAGCCAAGTTAGAAGCCTGGCAGCAAATCACCGCAGACTACAACAATGGCAGACTGCTGCCGGAGCTATACGAAATCAGAGGTAAACGCACCGAGCGCTCCCTGAGAAAGTGGGTGGATGCCTACCTGGAAAACAGCCGGGACATGTTTGCCTTGATCCACAAGAGCAAGAACCAGACTCGAGGACGCAAGGTAAGCTACCTGGAACAACACTACCTCTTGAATCTGCTTCTATCACCCCAGAAGATTAAGATCGGTTCCGCTATCGCCACTCTTAAAAGCTATGCCAGGTTGGGCTCTCTGGAGTCACCCAGTTCCGAACCTACCCTGAGACGCTGGTGCAAGGAATACCGAGCCAATAACATGGCGATCTGGACCCAAGCCCGGAAGGGAAGCAAGGCAGTGGCGGAAGAGATCGTGAAAACGATCAAACGGGATAATGACCTGCTCAAGGTAGGCCAGGTCTGGGTAGCGGATGGGCATGACCTCGCCTTCGATATTATCAATCCCAAGACCGGGAAAGCCCAACGCATGACCATGATCATGGTCATGGACTGGGCCTCTAGATACCCGGTAGGCGCATCCCTGGCCTATAGCGAAGATAGCCAGCACATTCAACTGGCCTTCCGCAATGGCTTCCTCAACTGGGGTGGAGTGCCCAAGTTCGTCTATCTCGATAACGGCAAGGCCTTCAGATCTAAGCTGTTCAATGAACGCTGGGCTGATCACGATCTCGCAAACGAACTTTCAGGTATCTTCCCCAGGCTTGGCATCGGAGTGGTGTTCGCAGAAAGCTACAATGCCAAGGCCAAGATCATCGAACGCTTCTTCAAGACCTTCCAGGAACGCTTTGAACGCTTCATCAGCAGCTTCCGAGGCGCTTCAGTGGCAGATAAGCCATCCACTCTGATGCGTAACGAAACCTGGGCTCGAAAGATGTACGAATCGAAGCCTCCCACAATGGAAGAGGCCATGCAGATGATCGGGTTCTTCATCAGATACATGTATGGCGAAGCTCCTCACAGCGGACTGGGAGGTAAGACTCCCTGGTCAGTGTTCAAAGCTGCGGAAGTTCCCGAAGCCCAGAAGATAGAACCTAAACGCTTGAACTACTTGATGATGTCCACCGTCCGCAAGACACTCCGCAACAATGGCATCGTCCTGAACAAGATGCAGTACTGGAGCACCGAGCTGATCGAGCACATGGGCAAGGAAGTCCTGATCAGATACGATCTCTGCGATGCGAGATGGATACTGGTCTATGACCTGCAGGACAACTACATCTGCCAGGCTGAAGTGCGTAAAGCGGTCGATCCCTTCATCCACCTGGATATGGAGAATCCGATCTCAGTGGCCGAGGTCAAGAAAGAATACAAGGCCATCAAACGGCATCAGAGACTGATCGCCAATCGCACCAGGCTCACGGTCAAGAAGACCCAGGAAGTGGTCGATGCCTACGTGAAGAAGCTGGTGCTTCCTCCCCAGGAGGACAACCCAACCTTTATCCAGCCGCCTGCCATCGAAGCTCCCAAACCGGGGCCGGATCAAATCATGGAAGCCCTGGAAAAACAAGCCATGCAAAAGCTCCCCAACCTGCTCGAAGTAATCAAGAAGCCTGCCGGGCAGGACGATGATGAGAATGGGGAAATCAGGCCTAAAACACGCAAAGAAATACTGAAGTTCATCGGCATACAATAGGAGGAAAAGTGAAACAGAATCAACTCGTCAGAATTCGCAATGTGGTTGAAGCTGACAACTGCATTAACTATCTGGTTAACCGACCTAAAACAGAGATGGTGGGTCTAGGCTTACTCTACGGCAGGCCTGGCTATGGCAAGACCGCCTTCGCCCAACGCACCGCTTATCAGCGGGGCTACATCTATCTGCGGCTGGAGTCCCATACCACCGCCAAGACATTCGCCAACATGCTGGTAGCCGCCTTGTACGATCACTTGAACATTAACGATCCGATCCCCATCGGCACCTCTCAGAACCTCTACAAGCACTGCATGGATATCCTGGATGAGCATCCCAAGACGGTGATCATCATCGATGAGATCGATTATGCCTTCGATCAGCCTAAACTGCTCGGAGCCATCCGGGACATCGTGGACGAGACGCTGGTCATCATCATCCTGGTGGGCATGCAGACTGCCCGGGATCGCCTCTCCCGGCTCAATGAACACTACTTCGACCGCTGCAATGCCTTCGTGGAATTCCAGCCTGTAAACAAGAAGGATATCAGATCTATAGCCCAAGAGGTCATGGAGATACCGGTAACAGAGAACATCGTGGAGGACCTCTATCAGACCAGCAAGGGCAACCTGCGTAAAGCGGTCAAGATGATGTACTCCCTCGAAACCGGGCAGATGCTCCCTGAAGACAAGCCCAGTAACGTAATAGATCTCAAGGAGGTAAAGTGACACCCACCGAACTGGTCAAGAACTTCGTAAAGCAGTATCGCAAGCCTTTCGCGGCGGAAACGATTGCCGGATACACCACAATAGAGACCGCAGAGATCAGGCCGATTCTGCAGGATCTCACTCAGACAGGCCTAATCAAGGAGGTCGAAACAGGCATCTTTGTAAATGCCAATCGCTACAATCCGGTACTCTGCTATGGGCAAAAGGGAACCTGGAACTTCCATCCCCATGCCGCTAATCAACTGCTGAATCTGATCGAGAATGGCAGCTACACCTCAATCCGGAAGATAACCGCCGATTTCCCTCGCAGCCGCCAGTGGGTCTTTGTCTATCTGGAAGCCCTAGCCTCCATTGATGCCATCGGCTTTGATAAAGTCTACTACGTCAAATCCAGAGCCAGGCTCAAGGAAATCGGCAAGCACATCAAGAAAGGCATACTCCACGAACTGACCTGTAAACCGCCTGATCCCAATGCCAAGACTAAAGAGCAACTCAGGGCCGAAGCCGCAGAACGCAGAAGGCTCAGGCAGGAGAAGAAGGAAGCTGAGAGTAAGTCCAAGCAGGAATATAGGGCCTATAGAGCCGCCAAGAAGACCGAGTGGGAGAAAATCAAATCCTTACGTCGGCAGGCGAATGAGATGTGCAGGCTAATGGCTGAAGACTACAAACAAAGATATTCCAACTAAGAAGAGAGGGCATTCTATGGATCAGGAACTGAGAGAACGAAAACTACGTCAACAAATCCACGCCATCCGGGTCAAGAAGTTCCACTGGCCTCTGGACGCCTTCAAGTTCATCATGAACGGCATGGGCTATGGCGATTCGCTCAGAGCCCTATCCGAAGATAAGCTGCTCGAGTTCAAGGCCATCATGCTCAAGTATCGCAGACATGGCCGACCTCTCGAATACAACTACGATAAGCAGGGCAAGTACATGCATGCTCTGATGAAGCAAGCCGGCTGGACCGAGTCCCAGCTGCGGGCATTCATGATCAGTCACTATTCCAAAAGCCACTGGAACCTGCTCACCAAGAAGGAGCGCAGAGCGGTTATCGCCATGTTCCAGTCCTACATCAAGAAACAAGAGATCAATCAATCATCAAATAAACCAAGCGATCCTAAGGAGGATTCAAATGAGTAAAGCGAGCAAGCCAGTCAAAGAACGCACCTTAACCGACGCTCAAGGTAGGGAATTCCCAGTCAAGGTGCTGCACACCGAAATAGTGGAAAAGGACGCAGCAGTCAAGAAAGCGATGGACTGCGCCATTAAACTGCAAGAACGTATTATCTCTGACAAACAGAAGCTGATCCAGACCATCGAGAAGTATCTCAATGACGCGGCTCGCAGGAATAACCTTGAATGGAAGGGCAATGCCCTGCTCATCAGCTTTGATGAGAAGTATCGGGTCGAGATGCGCTTCCGGGAGAAGATTCAGTTCGGGATCGAGCTGCAACTCGCCAAGCAGAAGATAGACGAGTGCATCAAAGCCTGGTCAGCCGACTCCAATGACAACCTCAAGGCTATCGTCAACGATGCCTTCCAGTTGGACAAGCATGGTCAGCTTGCCCGCTATCGCATCTTCGCCTTGCGTCGCTTCAAGATCAAGGACCCTGTCTGGAAGGAAGCGATGGAACTGATCGATAAAGCTATCCTGGTCACTTCCACCAAGCAGTACATCTCATTCGCAGTGCGAGACGAGGCTGGTAACTACAACAAGATCGTGCTGAACTTCAGTGCCCTGTAATTCTGTCGCATCCTATACCAGCAGATTTTGACGGAATAATGGGAGCTACAGATGATGACCGCAGAAAAGACTAAAGTATCGAGGTAAACGTGAAGAGTTTCAAAGACCGCTACTATAGACCGGATGAGATCGCCGCCGTTTTGAACGTCGCCCGCTCCACCGTCTATCGTATGATTAGAGACATCGCCGATCCTCTTCCCGCTTACCGCATCAATGACAAGGGCCCCTTACGGGTTCATGGCAAAGACATTAACAAGTATCTGGTAAGTCACAAGGTAAGACCTGAATATGAGTAACGCACTGGAGTTCCGCATCAAGCGGGATAACTGCAAAGAAGCCTATCTGAACGGCAAGACTGAACCCACTGAGCTGGCGGTGATCTTCGGAGTTTCCGATATCACCGTCCGCAAGTGGATCAAGTCCGGCAAGTGGGACGAGATGTTCAAGGAAGAGCGTAAGCTTGACCATGAGATCAACTTGGCTCGCAAGAAAGCACTCATCCAAGCACTCCGGGAATATGCCAAGAATCCTGCCGATACTGCTTTGCAGAGCCTTGTAAGTCTGATCAAGCAGAATCAGAAGGACGCTGAGCCCTCCAAAGAGTTGAATGACTATATCGTTCGCTTCCTGGATCAAGTGACCGACTTTATGATCGAGAAAGGGCATGAGACTATGCTCAAGCAGTTCCAGGGCGTTGTCCTTGATCTTGCAGAGTACTTAAGAGTTAGAAATGGATAGATATACAGCCACGGACATGGTTGCCTCCAAACCTACAAACCAGCCTACCCTCCAAACAGCGGAGCCGTTACCTGCGGCTCCGCTGAACCTTCCAACCTACCTACAGCCTCCAAGCCAACAGCCCGACATGGTCAGTCCTCCGACCTCCGGGTCCCCGACGCCCGTCCCCCTGGGCGTCGGGGGGTTACCCGGTTATGCCTAAGAAGTTCATTCAGCGGCATAACAAGGCTCTGACGGAGATCGCATCCAAAACGATCTCCGTCTTGCCTTTTATAGACGATAATCCTGAAGCCAAGGCAGAGAGGATTAGACGCACCACAGCAGAAGGATGGGATGCCTTCTCGTTCTTCTGCCATACCTATTTCCCGCATATCTTCCCACTACCTTTTTGCCCAGCGCATGAGACTATGTTCGATGAGACTGATAAGGGCTCAGGCATCATCGCCATTACAGGTTTTCGTGGGCTGGGCAAAACGGTTCTCATGGGAGTGGTCTATCCGATCTGGATGATCATCAAAGGCGAACGCTATGTGATCCATACAGCCGCAGACATAGATCTGGCTCAGGAGCGCACCGCTTTCACCTTGCACGAACTGCAGAATAATAAGCGGCTCACTATCGACTATCCGGAGCTACAGCCAATGGACAGTTTTGATCTGGACTTCTATCTCAAGAATAAAGCGAGAATCAGAGCCAGAAGTATCAAGCAGAGTCATAGAGGAACGATTAACCCCAAGACTGCCAAGCGGCCCGGACTGATCGTTTGTGATGATATTGATAAAGAAGAGAACATGGGCAACCAGTCCATCGGCAAGAGACGCATGGAGAAGATCACCCAGGAGCTTGCTGGAGCACTGGCACCTGAGGGTGGCGGTCAAATCATCTGGCTCGGTAACCTGGTACACCCCAATTATGCGATCTGCCAGTTCCAGGAGCTCATATTAGGCGAAATGCGGGCCGATAACCCGGATTTGGACTTGGGATACCAATCGGTTCTGAAAACGCACCAAAAAGCGATTTTGCGTTTCTCACTCGAAGATCAGCATGGTAAATCCACTTGGGAGGCTCAGTACCCGACCGCCACTCTGCCAAATCTCAGAGCCAAGTTCGGGATGACTGGTTATCAAAGGGAGATGCTGGGACAACCGGTTATTGAAGGAAACATCTTCAAGAACCACTGGTTCACCAAGTATCGAACCCTTCCCGAACCATCTGAAATGAAGCGGGTCTGGCTCTATGCTGATCCTGCCTGGGGAGAGAAGGGTTGTTACAAGGCTGTCATCTCTATTGGTTATGATGGCAATAGATTCTACGTAATCCATGTCTGGATACGTCAGACTGAGAACACCAAGTTCTTCAGATATTACTATGATGCCTACCATGAGTTAGATCGAATCTACAGAGTGAAAGCCAGGGCAGCTTGTGAAACCACCTACGGTCAGGCACGTATCCTGGCTGACTTCGATAGGTGGGCAACCGATAATCATCTGCCACCGATATCGCACAGAATCAAGCGCATCGATAACAAGGATAACAAGAACCTCCGCATCGAGAGAACCGAGACCATCATCGAGACAGCCAAGGTGCTCTTTCCGGAGGGTCAGGATACTCCAACACTGATCAGTCAATTCCTCACCTATCCTGATGGATATATCGATGGCTGCGATGCACTGGCTGGCTGTCTGGAGAGGTTCTCTGAATATGATATTGGCAGGAACAGAGTGAAGATTAGGAGATTCAGCTTCTAATGAATTACTATGATCAGCTCATGCTGGAGTACTACAGAGTCCTCAACAATGCCTGGAAAACCGAGATCAGAGATGCTACCAGGCTTGCCATCCAGATGCTGAGTGACATGCCCCGAGCCGAGAAGATCAACAAAGACTCCATAGATAAGCTTATGAGCATCATCAATACCCAGTTGGGAGATGACTTCGCTGCACTGGTCAATGAGCCCACCAAAGCGATAATAGACCGCTGTGTGCGGCTTGGACTGAGAGACACCCAAGTGCAAGCACCTACCAAGACCAGCATCGGGCTCTGGGGCATTGAAGATCAGCATCTCTCCTCCACCATTCAGAAACAACAGTTGTTCTGGATCGGTAATCACTTCGAAGTCGATGTCAGGCAGAACTTCGCAGATACCCTCTCCAAGGCCATAGAGCAGGGATATACAAAAGAGATGCTTGCCGATACCCTCAAAGATCAGTTCAATGATATTGCCAACCGCTCATCCCATTACTGGCAGGGACTCGCAGAGCATACAGCACTGAGAATCAGGGAGTTTGGAAGACTGCAAGGTTACAAGAAAGCCAAAGCAAGATACTATAAGCTTGTAGTGATCCTGGATGACCGAACCAGTGACATCTGCCGGGCATTGGCTGCCCAGGATAAAATCTATCCTCTAAACGATGCAATCGAGGTGATGGATAACCTGATGGCTCTGGATACCAAGTCCAACAGCCTGGATGATGCCCGGGAATACATTAAAGCCTTGGCACCTTGGATCAAGGATGATCAGATCGAATACGACTCAGAGATGAACCCGGTAGGTGTGTCCGGCGTGCATACACCCTTTCCACCCTTTCATTGGAAGTGTAGGACAACGACGCAAATTGTTTAGTGTTTGTGCTCCGAGTTTATTTAACCTTATCGATGGTGCTGTTGCTGGTGCATAGGCAGCTACCAGTCCATTGAACAGACACTGCTTTCTTTATTAACCTGGTGAAATCATCTGGTATAGACGAAGCATCTTCCAAACACTTCTTCCTAGCAATATATCTCCCTATCAAAGGCTTGCTGCCGTCACTTTTTATACCTAACACTCTACAAGCTTCGATTACCAAACTGTCATAGTCAGGAAATATTGTCCTCAAGTACACTTCGAAAGTTTGCGGGAAAAAAGCAATTCTGTCTGATACGAACAATGTTGGATGATAGTCGTCTTTCTCACCTGTTAGTTTAAGTAAGTCCTTAGATTTCATGACAATACTGCCGTCAGAATTACCATAGTCATAGTCGATAATAATATAACAAGGGATATGAAGTTCATTGAATATCCTGTATAGTCTATCCATAGAACACTTTCCTCCGCACTCCACTACACTTACGCCCAATGGATCAAACGAGCAAGCTCCGAGATTATCGGCATAAATCGGTAAGCTGTATTCCTCTGTCATGCCTTCTACAAGTAAAATCTTAGTTGCAAAAAAACCTTCATTTCGTCTTGGGTTATATGCATTTGAGTAATGATCTCTTATTGAAATATCTGATGGACTTGTGCCAGGATATCTTCTAGTCAAATCCTGTATTAGATCATGCATTGTTAACTGATAAGCGTTTGAGACGTTCGCATCTTCTGAACCACATCTAGCCTTAACATTTTCAACCCTTATGATTTCGTCGAAATAAGCCACATCTACCATTAAAGATGAATGAGTTGAATAGATAACCTGGTCACCATTATCTGCAATCCTTTTGAATACACCACGCAAAGTACGTTGTGCTTGAGGATGCATATATAATTCTGGCTCTTCAATGGCAATAATCATTCTTTTCTTTTCACCGCTATCGTTAATTGAAACAAGATCTGCATATCTCCTTAAGATAGCAAATATCACTGCTCTTTGGATACCATGCCCCTTATTTTCGACTGAATTCTTAAGTCCGTCATCAATGAAAATTTTGGGAGTACTCATTAGCATCTCAAAGCTTGGTGTTTCGAATTGAATTTCTAAATCACAATCAGGGAATACATCATTAAGAAGATTCTTGAGTTCCTGTTCAGTCTGTGTGATTATGGGTATTCTAATCTCATGTTCATTTCGATTTAACTGATTCGTTATATCGTTTATCAATGTCTTTATCTGATCTTTATGCGCATTCGATATTTGATCTATGATTGAGTATATTAGCTTACCAAATGGACTACTTTTTGTCCCCTTTGACTCATCAGTAACGTCTTTTACAGCAGGAACCATTATAAAGCAAGGTAAAGAGCTCTTTAGAACGTTTGCATACCCCTGCGGGTTATCAATCCACTTTTCAATAAACTCAATATCATGATTATGTTCATCAATGAATTTCTGAGCTTGTTCCTTCCAATCACTCACTGTAGGTTTTGCTTGTAACATAAAGTAGTCAGTAAACCTATGATCATTGACTATTAACTCATCCTTAATCTTCCACCATTCGCCAATCCGCTGACCATTAATCTGATCAAGTTGCAACCATTCAATGTTCGGAATACTCTTTTTATATTGTTGGCTAATCGAATATTTACTTTCTTGACCTTCAGAATCTGATGAGGAGTCTTTTACATTAAGTCTTACTTCACGGGCTATGTGGAAACAACCTTCAGATGTGAGATAAGGATCAAGTTTCTGTTTTTCTATTTCATCCAAATCCGTAAATACTGCCTCTACTCTAATCGCTAAATCAGTTCTCTTGTTCCAAAAAGAGTCTTCAGAAAGCTTTTTAACTGAAGGATTAAATAAAAAGTCTAAGGCATGCAATATGTTGGATTTTCCAGCATTATTGCTACCAACTAAAGCATGAAGTCCACTAACATTGATCTCTACATTACGGCATGACTTAAAGTTCAGTATCCTAACATAAGATAATCTCACTATACCTCCACGTTCTCATCTCTACATATCAACTCAGCTTGTTCAAGAACAAGTTCGGTGGCCTGTGCTTGCTTATCCGGTGGGTATCCATACTTGCGCAGAATCCGTTTCACTATCACTCGCATTTCTGCCCTCACATTCTCCCGGATAGCCCAATCGATTTTGACGTTATTCCTTACCGATTTTGCGATTTCCTGAGCGATCATACGAAGCTGATCATCACCCAGTACCGCTACTGCACTATCATTGACGCCCAGTGCATCAAAAAATGCTACTTCATCTTCAGATAAACCAAGTTTATCTCCCCTGCTACTTGCTTCTCTCATGGTTTTAGCAATCGAGATCAGTTCATCGATCACCTGGATAGTCTCAATGGCTCTGTTGTGATACTTGGCTATGGCATTTTCTAATAGCTCTGTGAAAGAGCGAGCCATTACAACATTCTTGCGGGCACGTATCTTGATTTCACCATCAAGCAGCTTCTTCAATAACTCCACAGCAAGGTTTTTGTGCTCCATGCCTCTGACATCGGCTAAAAACTCATCAGAGAGGATCGAAATATCCGGCTTTTTTATTCCAGCAGCGGAGAAAATATCTATAACTTCGTCAGATACTACGGCTTTCGATATTATCTGACGGATTACATGGTCTATCTCCTCTTGGGAACGCTGCTTATCTGGTTGGCTTTTCACAAGGACTGCTTTTACCGCCTGGAAGAAAGCCACATCATCGCTAATCTCGAGAGCTTTCTTGTGAGGAACTGAAAGAGCATAGGCCTTGGTTAGCTCGACAACAGCCTTCACAAAACGATTCTTGCCATCTTCAAGAGAGAGAACGTGTTCCTGGGCTCTGGGTAGCAGAGAAAGCCTGTCCTGTGCATTACCAGTGATCCAGATATCCCTGTTAAAACCGTGAAACATATCACAGCAAATCTCGTATTTCGTTAGCATCAGGGCTACAGCTTCATTTTGATCAATGGCGGTTTGCCCCTTGCCCCCGCTTTCGGTATAGTTGGATAGTGCTTGTTTCAGCTGCTCAGCCAGCCCAATATAATCTACTATCAAGCCACCAGGTTTATCCTTGTATACCCTGTTAACCCTGGCGATTGCCTGCATAAGGCCATGCCCCCGCATCGGTTTATCAATGTACATTGTGTGCAAACATGGCACATCAAAGCCAGTAAGCCACATGTCTCTTACTATTGCAATCTGGAACCGGTCGTTGGGGTCTTTGAATTTTTTACCAAGCTCTTCTCTTCTGGTTTTGCTTCTGATATGCTGCTGCCATTCCACAGGATCAGTAGGTGAGCCGGTCATGACGATTTTCAGGACTCCGGCACCATCTTCTACACTATGCCACTCAGGACGTAGAGAAGTAATCGCATTGTAGAGTTCCACACAAATACGTCTACTCATGCATACGATTACAGCCTTCCCTTCGAGAACTTCCTTGCGACTTTCATAGTGCTTTACAAGGTCTTCGGCAATCAACTTCAAGCGCTTTTCCGAGCCAACCAGTGACTCCAAAGTAGCCCATTTGGTCTTCAGTTTTTCTTTATTTTCGACTTCCTCGTTTTCTGTAACCTCTTCAAATTCATCATCTATTGTGGGCTTTTGTACTTCATCGAGTTCAAGCATAGCCAGTCTGCTTTCGTAATAGATTGGCACTGTAGCTCCATCTTGCACGGCTTGTTCGATGTCATAAATGCTTATGTAATTGCCGAAAACCGCTCTGGTGTTTGCATCTGTCAATTCTATGGGTGTTCCGGTAAAGCCAATGAAAGAAGCATTGGGCAAGGCATCCCGCATGTGCCTGGCGAAGCCATCGATAAAATCATATTGGCTGCGATGAGCTTCATCAGCAACCAAGATCACGTTTCTCCGATCAGAAAGCAGAGGATGAGCTCGCTCAGTTTCTGTGGGGAAAAACTTCTGCACTGTGGTAAAGATAACTCCGCCGGATGCTGTTGTTAGCAGGTCTCTTAGGTGGTCTCGATTCTGGGCTTGAACAGGTTGTTGCCTCAGCAATTCATGACAGCGGGAAAATGTTCCAAAGAGCTGGTCATCCAGATCATTTCGATCTGTGATTACTACAATGGTCGGATTCTCCAAATCCCTGTGCAATACTACTCTTCCGGTAAAGAAAGCCATCGTCAGGCTTTTACCAGAACCCTGAGTATGCCAGATAACGCCAATACGTTTATCACCTCCAGGCTTTGCTGCACTCACGGTTGACTGGATAGCGTGTTTCACTGCGTGGAATTGATGATAGCCTGCCATTTTCTTAACCAGCACCCCCCCGCCAACGTCTTCAAACACAATGTAGTACTTGATCAGATCGAGGAATCTTTGTTTGTTGAAAACTCCTTCCAATACCACCTGAAGCTGCGTTTTGTGGGTATCATCCAGATCTTCGCCTTCTATTGTCCTCCAAGGCATAAACCATTCTTTATTAGCCGTTAAGGTGCCCACTCTGGCATGTAAACCGTCGGACACCATGAGAACAGCATTGTAATTGAATAGAGAAGGGATTTGATCCTTGTAGGTCTGCAACTGGTTAAAGGCTGTCCAAATTGTAGCTTTGTCATCGGCCGCATTCTTTAGTTCGATAACCGCAAGCGGCAGACCATTTACGAATAATACTATATCCGGTCGTCGGTCGTGCTTGTTTTCCACCACCGTGAATTGGTTAACGGCAAGAAAGTCGTTGTTAGCTGGATTATCAAAGTCAATTACCTGAACGAAATCTCCGGCTATGCTGCCATCTTTTCTTAGGTACTCAACAGGAACTCCCTCTATTAAATACTTGTATATGGTATGATTGTTGATGATTAAAGATGGCGAATCAAGCTTAGTGAGTTTCCGAAAAGCTTCTTCAATTGCATCAACGGGAACTTTTTGATTAAGAGATAGTAGCGATTTACGCAATCGATTGAATAATACGACTTGTCCGTAGTTCTCTCTCTCTGAGTATGCCCCATCAGGGGCAATATCTAATCCGTATAGACAGATGTACCCAATACCATCTAACCAAGCCAATGTTGCTTGTTCAATAACTGATTCACAAAACGTGTTCATCTAATTCTTGTTTCCCATAATCTTAGGAATATAGTTAGCGTAACCATTCAATTCGTTTTAGTATTGTGGATTGATATCTGATCCTGTTTACTGATCTACTATCTCTTCAGCAAAATCAAAACTATCTGGAAGTGTAGGGTTTACATCATCATCTGTATCGCCGTTAATCTGAATCCATACTGCCCCGTTAGGAGAGCGGATCATCTGCCAGTCCTGACTCATCCAACCAAATGTTTCAATCCCTTCCTCACGAACAATCCCAATTTTCAAGTCCATATCCTGTAACTCTGATAATGAATAACACTTTCTCTGGCCTAGTCTGGTGTTACATATTGCATGACCCCATGCGATGTTTTCTGGAATATGTGTCAAAGAATGATATACTAATGGGCTAAGATGAAATAGGTTAACAATTGTTGATCTTGTTGATCCTTCTACTTGTGTTGCTGCGTTAGCCAATGCATCTTCCCCTTGAAACGAAATGGTGTCATGCAATTCTGAGTACCTGATGAATCGTGAACACAATGGGCAGCAACAAAATCCATGTCTCAATACTCCTCGACGTTCGTAACCATTTACATCGCCAAGTCCTTCTGCCCTGAGGATTGCACATAAGTGGCCTGCCTGAGATAAAGTATAAGGGCTGCCTGACGTTTGAACCGTGAGCCATGCCAGTACACATTTGCATAAAAAATTTGTGTTCTTATCTGCATATTCAGTGGCAAATATTCCTTGAGGAGGACCTTCGCTTCTCGCCTGATTAACTCCCAACGATGATAATCGCAGAACATATTCCCCTGCATCCTGAACATCACCACGTCGGTCATTTACAAGCTGTCCCAAACGTGTTAGTGACCTAGTATTCCACCCTTGCATTGGCGGGAGTGCCTGTAAGGATTCGTGTGTACGATATAATACAAATGCGTTTTGGCCAATTAGTACTTGTGAATTGCTACTACAGAACTCCGGTCGAGGAGTACCTGGTGAGAGAAAATACTGCTCCGGTAATAGTCTTATAACATATCCGTCCTGAAAGAGTCCAAGTTCAATATCTGCAAGACGTTCATAGGGAATAATAACCTTACTGCTTCGCACAACATGGTTTTGGTACCCTCCCTTTGCTCCACCACGTGGAGTTGCAAAGCCGGCTTTAATAAGTTTCTGTTTATCTCTGTCTTCAAAGAAGTTCCATGCCTCTGCGGGGAAAGGATCATGCTTACCAGAGTGACCAGCTAAGCGACGGCATCCATTGGAATTGCATAAAGTTATACGTTCTATTCTCATATATCATCCACAAGAAATTGCTTTGAGAACGAACCACAATTTAGTTCACCTGACAATAACAATGGTAGGATCTGCTCTCGAATGGCAGACAATCGTCTTGTTTGGTTTTGGATTGTTAACATTTGCTCAGGCAAGGTAACTGATTGTTCTAGTGGTATTCCCATAACCGTGACATACTGCAACGCATTAAGAATTTGTATGATCTTATCTTGAATTTCTATCGGTGGAATCGCTATTTCGAACTCAAATAGGTCACCACGATATAGTTCAGGATATGTTGATCCGTTTGCTACGTGATCAAGATACGGACCATTTGCTTTGAACCAGTAAGCAAGATAAAGAGGACGTAACATTGGACCGCATTGAAAGTTTAAAAAACCTTGATTTGTTGCCATTGGAACAGCATTAACTACAACTGCCCCAACCGGTGCCCGTTTTGTAAGCATGACAGTACCAGGTGGAAGCAGTTTTGCAGAGCAAGATGAAAGACCAATCTCTGTTATAGTACGTTCAGTTTGCGAAACAAAGAGGCTATCAGATAATCCAGTTATCTCTTTTGGTGTTAGCCATGGTATTTCTCCGTCCCAATAATCCTCATTTCTTGTACTGGGTGTACTGCCAGTATCGACCCGCCTAATGTAAGGAGATTTAGTATTTGGCTCCAGTGTTTCGCGTATCCAATCCTTGGGACAATCTAAGTATGGTTCAGCCATCAAGTACCTCCGTAAGAATTGACAAAGCTGTTCTTGAAGCTTCTTCAACTTGGCTCAATCGGTTTTTTAAATCCATTATCTCGCACTCAAGATGCTCACGATTCCAAGAAGTTGTGGTTCTCCTGGCGAAACCGACGTATCTGCCAGGCACTAAAGCATATCGGTGATACTTAATATCATCAATTGTTGCTGATCTCGCAAAGCCGGGAATGTTATCGAAGGTTTGACTTCCAGGATCGCCACGCCAAGAATGATAAGCATTAACGATCTGTTGTGTCTCAAATTCAGTAAGTTCTGCATGAACACGATCTACCATCTTACCCATTTGTCGAGCGTCAATGAATAGAGTCTGGCCGCTACGGTTTCTAAAACGGCTGTCACTTTTATCACGAGCAATTATCCAGAGACAAACTGGAATCTGAGTTGAGTAGAAAAGTTGCCCTGGGAGCGATATCATGCAGTCCACCAAGTCTGCTTCAATTATTCTCGTACGAATATCTCCCTCACCTGATTGATTTGACGACATAGAGCCATTTGCTAAGACGAAACCAGCCAGTCCCTTCGGAGTCAAATGATGGATAAAATGCTGTACCCAGGCAAAGTTGGCATTCGAGGTTGGTGGGGTCCCGTACTTCCAGCGCTTATCATCTTTAAGCAGATCTCCTCGCCAGTCGGAATCGTTAAATGGAGGATTTGCAAGAACAAAGTCTGCCTTCAGGTCTGGATGCAGATCTTTATGAAAACTGTCCGCATGCTCTTTTCCAAGATTGCCGTCTATGCCTCTGATAGCCAGATTCATCTTAGCTAAGCGCCAGGTAGTGTGGTTTGATTCCTGGCCATAGATGCTGATATCTCCAATCTTACCACCATGGACTTGCACAAACTTCTCAGATTGAACAAACATACCGCCTGAGCCACATGCGGGATCAAAAATCCTGCCTTTGTAGGGTGCTAGCATTTCTACCAATAGTCGCACAATACATTGAGGTGTATAAAATTGCCCCCCGCGCTTTCCTTCTGCGCTAGCAAATTGAGAGAGAAAATACTCATAAACCCTGCCTAGCATATCTTTGGAGCGATTTTCCTTATCGCCCAGTCCAATATTGCTTACCAAATCAATCAATTGACCTAGCCTTTGTTTATCCAAACGAGGGTGAGTGTAGTCTTTGGGTAAAACTCCCTTGAGAGCTGGATTTTCTTTCTCGATGGCAATCATTGCATCATCAATCAGTTTCCCTATGGTTGGCTGCTTTGCATTAGCGCGAAATTCAGACCATCTTGCTTCTTTGGGAACCCAGAAGACGTTTTTTGCGAGGTATTCGTCCGGGTCCTCAGGATCAGCACCACTAGACCTTTCAGCGTCAAGAGAACGATATTGCTCCTCAAACGCATCAGATATGTATTTTAGAAAAAGCAAGCCTAGTACGATATGTTTATATTCTGCAGCATCCATATTACTGCGTAGGGCATCCGCGGCTTGCCAAAGCTCTTTCTCAAAACCTATGTTCGCTCCACTACCATTAGCCATTACATGATCTCCATGATTTATAATCTGTCCCAATGTATCTATTAGTAAACAGATTATATAGAACATCGCTTGTCATTTTCCAGATGATGCTAACGATCTGTCTGTGTTGCCATTGGTTCATTGGTGTCTAACTCTCTTTGTTTTCGTTTTACCTATTTTTGGCCTGTACGAATCAAGTGGCGTACCTTTCTTATCTTTCCAGACAATGAAGCCATCACTACTTGCACCTATTACGAAGCAGGATGCTGCTGAAGGAGAAGCAAATTCGATGGCCTTTTTGAGAACGTATTTATTTTTCTTTGTATTTAAAACTAAATCCCCTGATTTTATCAGATCGTCTCTAGTCTTCTGATGCCTAATAGCAAATCCTGGTTTAACATTCAAGGCTACATCGGAATGTGCCAGTAAAGTATAAATCTGAGTTTTGAAGTTATATACACTATGGGCAATTAGGCCGTTATAGTCCATATATAGGTCAATTTCATCTGTTGATGTGCTCCCCATTTTTATTGTAGTCTTATTCCTGGTCTTTTGACCGTCATCCTTCTTATTTATCAACGTTGGGAGATGGTTAACCAGGTATTTTTGCCATATTCGCTCAAAATCACTTTTTGAGAATATTATCAGATCACTTTGTTTCTTTATTGTCTTAAGTACTTCATGTGCAAACATAGTCTCATTTACTGTCCCAACCACTTGTGGAGTAGCAGCCTTGATGTATTCCATTATCATGTAATCCTTTCTTATCTTCTTTCCTCGAGCTTTCACATTAGCTTCAGTAGCATTTACTGATAACAGGTTCGTGAAAATATCAACGATATCCTGTGGATCGTCTGATAAAAGGTCAACAGAGCATATCAAACGGCCTATATATTCACCATCAGTATCCTTAGGCACGATACTGTTAAGATAGAATTCCCAAATCCTTCCATCAGTCAATACACTTAATGGGACCATATATTTTAGGCTATATGCTTCTAACTGACGTCGTACTTCATTGTTAACATTAAGTAATTTACCAACCGCCTTAGTTTCAATGAAAACGTGTTGATCATACTTGTCTTTAGCAACACGTTTTCTTAAGGCAATGTCGACCTTACCTTTGTAAATTTTTTTATCATGGGGTGATGTTAGTTTTACTACTTTGAGCTCAGTAAAAAAATCGTCAGGATTCCACACATCCCATCCAAGCTTATCTAGTACCCGAGTGACTAAACACCCCCGAACATGCTGTTCGTTTCTGTAAACGCCTTTCTCTAACAGCTTTCTAATGATCTTTATAGTTTCTACCATCTGTACCTCTTTCATGGATTTGCCTTTATTGCAAACATATCAGAAGATGATATCTGTCAATGATAAAATCTGTCTCATCCTTGCCCATCCTGATTTGTCAGCATACAGGGTAGTGCTTTCCTGGCTTCGGATCAATGATCATAACGCAAGCAAGGAGAAAGCATGACCGAAGCATTGATGAACCGAATCAAAGCTCAGTTAGTTAGACATGAAGGTCTTAGACTGAAGCCTTATCGTTGCACGGCAGGTAAACTGACCATAGGTATTGGCCGCAATCTCGATGATCGGGGTATTTCGCAAAAAGAAGCTTATGCCATGCTGGAAAGAGATATCCAAGACTGCGAGCAGTGGCTGATCGATGAGATTCCTGCGATTTACAACAAGCTCGATGAGGTCCGCCAGTCGGTACTTCTGAACATGTGCTTTAACCTGGGTATCAAGGGACTCTTAGGCTTCAACAACACCCTGGCTTTTATCGGTGCCGGAGACTGGGAACGAGCCGCCAACGGCATGCTTGCCTCCAAGTGGGCGAAGCAAGTGGGAATGAGAGCAATTGAGCTTTCTGAACTGATGAGGAAGGGTAAGTGATACCTATCCCGGTCGAGACCGATGCCATGCTTGCAATAGTCAATCTGCCCAAGGAGATGTCCAACAATGGCATCTTCAAGGAGCATCAGGGCCTGGTTCTGGAGATGATCCACTCACTGGTTCTGCAGGAACACTACGATCGGGCAACTCACGATGACCTGCCGGAAGAGGAGCCATTTCTGGTTTCTTTTCGTTTTGGGTTCTGTTTTCTGATGCTTTACAGTACTTGCGAGTTTCTCAATTTGAAGACCCTTGGCGAGGGAATAGTCAAGACCGTAGGATTAGACCAGTCTGCAACAGAACTGCTCACAGGGAGCGAAATAGACGCCTTCAAAGCCAACCTTGAGCTGAGAGCGCTGACCATCCTGCAAACCTATCTCAACCCTACCGGTCTGGATCGACTAAACGAACTCAAGCCCAGACAGCCTCGCCCTATTCGGGTGGGAGTTATCTGATGCCTGATCGTGACTTTACTTCTCCAGAGGAACTGATGATCGAGATCTACCGGGCTATCTATACTGCCCTGGAGAGTCAGCTGCACCTGATCGGTTCTGTAATCGATGCAGAGTCTCGTAAGGAGATATTGGCACAACAGATTTACGATAAAGGCGACTTCTATGGCAATACCGGCTATCTGCTCCAGACCACCGATACAGCCATGATCCTGAGAGTAGGCTCGAACGTGCGTCATGAGCCTTTCGTATTGGGCGGTAAAGTGCCTTCCTGGACTCCGATCGCCCCCCTTATCGCTTGGGTCGAACGCAAGCACCTGTCTTGGACTGATAAAGAGACAGGGAAAGCTCTAACCGTAGCCGAGATCGCCTATCTCATCCGGGGCAAGATCAAGCGGGAAGGCATCGCTGCCCGTAATGTGTTTGCCCAGGTTATATCTAACCGGGAGCAATGGATCTATCAGCAGTTCAACGATATCGAGGTGAATCTATGAACCCCCATGACAAGTTTATCGCAGACCGGAACCGAATAGTCGATGCTTTGAAGTTTTCCGATATCCCCACCATCCAGTTCAACAAGGATGCGATCCCCAAGCAGTTACCCTGCGCTATTGTGATCCTGGACTCAGAGACTGGCAGGAATGGCACTTCCAGACAGTATGTGAGTACTGATCTGGCATGGACAGTCTTCCTGATCGTCAATGCCCAGAATGTGTCTGATCCTGATTCCGACTTGTATCAACTCAAAGAGAAGTTCCGGAGTTTCTACCTGAAGTTGATGAACCGGGACCTACCCAGTGTGGAATACTATACCAGCCGCATTGATGGCACCCGACTGGTCAGGATCGCCAAGATAGATCTATTGAAAGCAGGTACCGGAGCGGGCTCATGAGAGTGATGCGATTAAGTGCCTATAACTTGGCGATCAGCTCAGCCAGCGACCTACTTGAGAGCAAGTACAAGCCTGAACCCATAGATCTATCCAAGTATCAGCGGATAGGTAAGCAGTTGGTATCCAAGGCTGCCGAGACTAAGAAAGTGGTGTCTCAGCCCTACTCGATGAGTAACCTGCTCAATCTCCTGGATACTGATGAGTACCACTCCGGCTGTATCGATGCCCTGACCATGGCGACCATCATGCAGTTCGACTGCAAGAATAGCCAGGTAAAAGCCTGGATGGTTGATGCCGAGTTCCCTGCCTGTGAAGACCAGACCACGATCCTGGCAGAGCTGATGAAGTTCTATCTCGCCTGTGGTAATGGCTTTCTGATCAAGATGCGTAACGCTCAGGGCCAGTGGATGGGACTGGAGCGCATGCTGCCCAGTGAAGTGCAGATCGTGGAAAACTATGACGAGTTCGGCTTCTTCAAGCCTAACTACATCCAGGTCAAGAATAACCAGAAGAAGGACTTCGCCTACGAGGATATCATCCACTTGAAGAAGTCCACCCATAGATCCAACGCATGGGGCCTGGCCTGCCTGCCCATTGCCATCAACATCGAAATCTTGGGCGAGATCAAGACCTTTGATTACAACAACTTCAAGAATGGTCTGTTGATCGACTACTTCGTAATTGTAGAAGGCGGCACTCTACGGGATGGCACAGTCACTGACGAAGCTGGTAATGAAGTCCTGACCGATGCCTATACCGAGATTGAGAAAGCTCTTACTGAGGTCAAAGGTAATGCCAAGAGCCATTCCACAGTCTTGATCGAGAGTGAAAGCCGGGACGTGAAGATACGTCTCGAACCACTCAGACAGCAAGACCGGGAAGGTGGCTTCTTGGGACTCAAGAAAGACCTCAGGGAAGGGATTCTCGCTTATCACAGAGTCCCTGCAAGGATTGTCTCACAGCTTATCCCAGGGCAGCTGGGTGGCGATAACAGTAGCGACATGCGGATGTTCTACCAGTTCGTGGTCAGACCGCTGCAGAATCGCCTAGCGTTGGCACTGGCAAACGAGTTCAACTTCGATTTCGGATGGAATGTGAAGGCGGAAGACTTCAACTTCGGCAATCTGACCGAAGTGCTGCAGACCGCTGATGAGCAACTCTTCATGCAGAATAGGAACCTGTAGGCTTCGGAGCGCAATAACTATGCACAACTATATAACTGACAAACAGCTAAACAACAATACCAAAGGAGGTAGCGTGAATCGTAAACGCACCATTCTCAAGGGAGAGCTTCGCAACGTGGAAGTCGAGCTTGTCTCGCTTCTCTTCGATGAGATGACTCCTGCCAATCAGAAGGGCTTTGTGGTCAAGAATGCCTCAGGCAGAAGCTTTGAGCACAAGATCAACTCCACCAAGTTCAAGAGTGAAACGAGTGGCACTCAGGGACGGCTTTACGTCACTCTGATGGAACCCAACATCCACGATTCCCAGGGTGACTTCTACACTCGAGAAGAGATTCAGAAGTCCTGCGATCACTTCGCCAAGCATGGCCTTGTGGGCAAGTGCGATGTGAATCACAATATGCAGCCAGTGCCTGAGTTCACCGTGGTCGAGAACTACATCCTCAAGACCAGTGACAGAGAGCATTTTCCCGATACTAAAGTCGGCTCTTGGGTGCAAGTCCTCAAGTGCGAAGATCTCAACTCGGAACTCTGGCAGAAGGTCGAGAAAGGCGAGTTCAATGGAGTCTCAATCTACGGACGAGCTGATGACTACCGTAGTGCGGAAGCCAGCCTTGCCGAGATCAAAAATGAACTGAATAGCCTTCGTAAGGTTGCGGAGCATAACAACAACTCCGAGATGCAGAAGGGCATCACAGCCATTACTGAGAAGATCAGTGAACTGGAGAAAGGTAACCCCAACCTCCAGCTTGGCGATGCCATCCACAGCATCGATAAGAGCCTCAAAGACCTCTCCGTCACCATGAGCAGAGCTATCTCCAAGAGCATTCCCGGTGAGCCTGATGTTAACTTCTCCAATGTGGATAAGGAAGTTACCATCGATGGCAACAAGATCATGGTCAAGGCCAGCCATCGTGAGATCTACAAAGGCATCTCCGATGTGGACTCCGGCAAAGCCATGAACATCCTCACAGCCAATACCACCTCCCTGTTTATCGATGAGGTGATTGGAAGTCAGCCCGGAGATACCCTCTCGGATATCTCGGTTCTGCCACTGCTGAAAGACGAGAAGATCGACGTTGGCCTGATCGATGACCTGGTCTTCAAGAACTCCCTCGATGGCGCTCTGACGGCTCAGAACGTAAGTACTGCCGATCTCTCCGTTCCCACCGGGATACTCAATGCCGAGTTCACTCTGGGACGTGATGTGGTCGAGTTCTACAAGGACAAGTATGGCGAAGATGCCTTCGGAGCCTATGTAGAGAATCACATCGCCAAGAAGACCGAGAAAGCCATCCGCTTGCTGCTTTTCAAGGGTGACCGAGCCTCAGCCACTGCCAAAATCAAGGCTCTAGATGGAGTGATCAAACTGGCTACCATCGCCACCGACGTCACCAACCTCTCCAAGACCACCTATACCGACTGGGCGAAGCGCTTTGAAGCGGCTCTTCTGGCTTTCTCTGACGAGATGTTGGAAGAGCAGGAGAACTTCAAGTTCTACGTGGCTCACAAGGACCTGATCCGCATCCGGGCCGAACTCGCCAAGCGTGAGACCGGAGCCGGAGATCGCCTGCTGCTTGAAGGCGGCAACGTTTCCTTTGCGGGTATCCCGGTCAAACCCCGTCTCATGGATGCCGATTACATCATCGGTGGTCTGCCCAAGTTCATCATCGTCGGCTATCGTACCGATGCCGAACTAAAAGTCGAACACCACGGAAGCGATTGGAAGTATCACTGGTACATCCGTATCCGTCCCGGCATCACCTATATCTCGGGCTTCGTGAAAGTGTTCAAGTTAACCACCTAAGCGAGTACAAGGAGACTCTATGGACTTCATCTTCGCCAATCAGGAGTTTATCCTCGGTCTGGTCTCAGCCCTGGTAGTCTGGATCATATCCCGCACTACCGGCACACTGATCGACAAGGCCAAGGTCAACTCGGCTCTGGCCATCATCCTGGACATCATCCAGGATATCAAGATCAACCCTGCCACCAAGGACCTGGACGACTATGCCAAGAAGCAACTGGCAGTGGAGCGGGCTACCAAGTCCCTCCCGGCCAAGCAGACCAATGTCATCCTCAAGGTCTTCGGCACCATCGGAGGAGCCATCGAATACGTGTTCCACAACCGCAAATGGCTCTTTAGCATCGGCAAGGCGATCAAAGGGGTGTTCTGATGCCCAATCCCATCTCGCAGCCCACCTACCCCTCCAATATGACCGATGCTGATCTGGGTTTCAGCAAGCTGATGGACGTGTTGGTTGCCGATCTCGTTTACTTCGGGATCGGCACCTACGACCAATTAGCCATAGAAACGCTGTATGCCAATCAAGGCTCGGTTAAGACGGAGCTGACCACTAACTTCGACCTACTTGGTGAACTGGCCGAGAAACCCGGTAAGACGGACTCTAAGCTGACCAAGCTCAAGACCCGCAATTATACCATCCCGGGTAAGCGCACAAGTACGGTCGAACTAAACATCTCCGGACTATCCACCAAGCAGAAGAACTTCCTGGAAAGCTCCCTGTTCATGAGCAAGGATACCACCATCGTAGTGGCTTCCAAGGAACTGGATCGGGTGGTGATCTTCACCGGACTCCGCTGGACGGTTGACTGGTCGGGAGAGGCTGATGGCCTCTTCAACGTAGTCATCTCCACCGAGTTCTCTGGAGTGACCTCCAACAAGATCTTCCTGCTCAAGGATATCCCTCCGGGAGTATAAGATCACTGCTCTT